ACGCCGCGATAACGCCGTGAACGATCGGGCCGGTGATCGACGCACGCTGCTTGATGAGCGCCTTACCATCCGGGGTGACGGGGAAGATCTGCGTACCCAGCGTGACCGGGATCGTGTAGACCTTCTGCGCCGCCGTCGCAACCGTCGTGTTGGTCACGTTGCGGCGGACCACGAAATAGCCCGAGATCGACGTGGCCGAACCCACCGGCTTCAGCACCACAGCGGCCGAAGAAGCCTCCGTGGCATCGACGTACTCGAGCATGCCGAGCGTGTCGGTACGGATGCCGAGGGCTTCCAGGTCGACCGTGAGGCCGAGGCGGGAGTCCGTGTCGATCACCTGGTCGGCGTCGAGCGCGAAACCGCCCGGCGTGAATGAGTGAGTCACACGGAACGTGGTTGCGGCGTCGAACACCGAAACCTTGCTAGGTGCGGTGAGGCTCGCCATCGCACCGCCAACCCACCAGATGACCAGGTTTCCCTTGACATCAATCGCGGCGGGAACAACGTCAGCTACATCAGCCATGTTCAGTCCTTTCTTCTCCCCGACAACCGGGGTTCTTCCTTGGGTTGCCCTCCAGGGAGTAAGGAGGGAGTTCTTATGAGTGGGTCAGGTCGAACTGGTCGACGAGGTACCACAGGGGCGGGTTCGCTTCCCGATCCAGCCGGGGAGGGAGGGATACCGGGTGTGTGAGCCGACCCACTCCGGGGATGACGTAGTCCGTCAGGAGTCCGACCACGCGACGCCCGACCCACTTGGCCTGTTCGACCGTGGTTGCGACGCTGTGAATCGTGTACGTCGTGTCGTTGACGTTCGACGGGCCACCCAGACGGTCCGAGGTGTCAGCACCGAGAGGGGCGAACACGGACGCATACCGCACGGGAGGGTTCGTCACGGTCCCCTCATAGATCGCGTTCGCGAGCTGCGAGTCAGAGCGAAGACGGGCGAGAACAGCCGCGTCACCCGCGGCGCTCACAGGATGTCCCCCGCGGCGATCTCGAGGCCCTTGATGAAGTCGGCCTCGTTCTTCTGCAACGCCGCGTGACCGTAGCCGGTGGGAGACGCTGAAGGGGTGCCGTATTCGAGATAACCGACCAGACCACCGACCCAGTGACTTCCCTTACCGCGATATGTGGGGCCGATCTCAACCGCCACGCCTTCTGGGTTGTCCGTGAACTCGTAACTAACGGTGGACGCGCCGCGGGGGATCATCTCGGATTGCTGAAGGGGCTTACGCCAGTCGTCCTTCACGTGGCGAGCCGTAACCTCAAGCGCCTTGCGGACGTTCGCGTGTGTCTTCGCCGGCACCTCACCGAGATCCGCGGCCAGCTTCGACAACTCCGAGAAATCAAAGGTCGTCACGTCTGCACCTCCACCGGGAAACGTCGCGCGGTCGCATCGGTCTGGAAGAACACGCCCTCGATGTTCAGCCGCAGCCCCACACTCGCCGGATCATTCACCGACGCCGTGATCTCGACCGAGTCGTTCACCTGCACACCACCCGACGTCGCGACAGGAAGGTCCAGGCGCGGGGTCTGCGCCGCAAGGTTCTGCCCCTGCGCATCCACCGAACCAACAACGCTCGAGGAGAGCTTCAGCCGGGCGGGGCCGTTGTACACAGTCACCGTGGTAGGCGTGTAGGTGCCCGTCTCCTCATCGAAGACAGGCTCCGTTCCGCGGGTGATGAGGACCGTGTCAGTCATCCGCGCCTCAGCGAAGTTCCTGCCCAGGCCGAGGATGCTCACCGGGTCTCCACCACCGTCACATCACCACGGCCGAACTGGCGGCGGATAAGTGCCTGCTGAGGCTCCGGAAGCACCATCCCCGACCCGGTGCCACCATCCGCAAACGCAGCCCGGAAGTCGTCCAGCGCGACGGACGACAGCCCCCCGAAGGTGAGCCCCGTTCCCGTCTCAACCGCAAGGATCGCCTGCGACACAAGAACAGCGGAGAACGACACGAGGATGGGTGGCGCCGTAGCAACACCCCAGGTGAACGTCACGTCCACCGGGTCATCACACGACACCGTCAAATACCCAGGCCGGTACGTGTACTCCACCGCCACCGAATCCCGCTCAACCGCATCCACAGACACGACCGGATACTGAGGCAGATCAACCCGCCCAGCATCCGGCCATGCCGTGAATGTCGACTGTGTCGTCGGGTAAACGTCCTGCCCGATAACCGACCGAAGGTACGCGGAAGCGTCCACCAACAGTGTGGTGACCCACTCGTCCTCCGCACTCGTAAAAGTACGGTTCAGACGAGCGGCGACAGCGTCAGAGTTGGTGAACGCAACCACGATTTACCCCCTAGGGTCAGGCCGAGACGTAGTGCTGGATCGCCGTGGCGCGGAGAGCCTTGGCGCCGTACACGTGCAGACCGTCGATCTGGTCACCGAAGGCGTCCAGGGCGACGTTCGCACGCTGCTTGACGATCTGCTCCACGAACGCGAACGCGCGACCCCAGTAGCCGATGAAGACCGGCTTGGAGGTGTTCGCGATCGCAGCGGACGGGGTCTCCACGACGGTGAAGCCGCGGTACTCGCCGATGACGCCGTTACGGAGCGTCTGGTCTGAACCGGACTCGTTCGCCTTGAACAGCGAGGTCGAGGAGTTCATCAGGAACGCCGCAGCCTCGGGGTTGACCGCGAGGTAACGCTGTGCGGAGGGAACCTTCGCCTTGACCAGCGCGGTACGGATCGCGACGACAGCCGAGTCAGCCAGAGCCGCAGTCGTGACCGCGGTCGTACCAGCCGAAGTGCCACCGGACAGCATGGTCGTGAGAACGTAGTCCTCAGCGACATCAGCGAGGCCGGCCGCGGCGTCGGTCTGGAACTGGTCGAACGAACCAGCAGCCTGCACCCGGTCCACGTCATCGACGAGGTAGGCGTAGTACTTCTTCTGGTCGATCGTGAGCGTCTGGCTCGAGTCGGTGAGCGCCTGACGGGTGATCGAACCCGCGTAGGTACCGATCGTCGGCTGAGTGAAACCGGTGATCTTCACCGCCTCACCACCGTTGACGATGTCACCCTCGTAGTCCCGGTTCAGGGTCGGGATGACGAACGTGTTCTGGTGCAGGTTCTCGAGGAGGCTTGCATGCCAGATTGTGGGACGGTAGTTAGTGATAGCCATGAGCTACCCCCTTCAGGATTTGCCGAGGAGCTTGTCAAGCCGGCCTTCACGCCGGGCCTTGTTGATCTCCGCCGGGGACATTTGTTCAAGGTCGTAATCAGTGAGCTGCTTAGGTGCCGCGGCGCGGCCCTTCGCCCCCTGATCGGCCGAACCGAACCCGGGCGCCGTGACGGCGAGCTCCGGATAGTCGGTCAGCAGGGTGTCGATCGCTGAAGCGAGAGCATCCGCGTCAACCTCGCCGTCGTCGTCAACCTCAATCGCTGAGGCGTCGATCAACTTCACGGCAAGGGCGGGGTTCTTCACCCGATTAGCAGCAGCAGCGCGAATCTCCGCCCGCACGATGCGGTCGTTCGCCTTCGTGGTCGCTTCAGCAGCGGCCTCACGGCGTGCCAGTTCAAGGGCCTGCTCATCAGGGGCCTTGTTGGCGAGTTCGCGTTCCTGCTCGAGCTCACGGAGACGCTTCGCCGCATCCTTGTGCGCCTTACGCTCCGCAGCCAGAGCCTTCTTCAGACCCGCATTGGGGTCTTCTTCCTGCTCCTGCTCCTGCTCTTCGGACTCGACTTCTTCGATCTGATCCGTTTCGGTCGTCTCGACCTCTTCGGTTTCAGCCATGTGGAATCACTCCTAGTTGGGATAGAAAAGGCCCCATCACGGGGCCAGATGCCACCCCAAACGGGGTGATTCGCCGCATCGCGCGGGAAACTCAGAGGGACGGGTTCAGCCGTCCGGTTTGGTAGTTGACGTAGCCCTCGGCCTGGAGCATCCGGATCGCGTTCGCACGGGTGCCGGCAACGCGGTAGATGTCGTCGACCGTCATCCGCGAGGGCGTCCCGAATCGACGCTTCCCCTTGGCTGTACCGAGCCCCCGTTGGTCGATGTTGACCACACGGGACACGTCGGCGCCGTCACGGATCGCCCTGGCGCCGGTCTTCGTGAAGATCCGGTCCTGATCCGCCTTCGACAGCGACCCGAAATACTCCGTCGGGTCCGTCGTGAAGTCGTCAGCGATCGCCTCAGACGACGGAATGTGGATGCAATCGCACCGCGGATGCCGCAGGAACCCCTTGTTCCACGCGAACCACTTCCCCGCGAGGATCGTGCAGCGTGCACACGACGGCGGGTTCAGCATCCGCGCGTAACCACCCAAGTTCGGGCGCTGAATGATGTCCGCGTGGTACACCTGCCGGCGCGTGTCAGCAAGCACGGTCAGCACCGTGCCGGTCAGCCAGGTACCACCCTGCGCGAGCGCTTCGGGGACAGTCGCCCCACCCGCGATAGCCGACTTAGACAGCACAACGGCCTCGTCGAGCAGGGAACTCATGGGGCGCCCGTCGGGGGCATCCCGGGTGAAGCGCGCGGGAACCAGCGCACCCACCCCAGGAGCCACCTGACCGGTCTCTGACAGCACAGAATCCGTGTAGGGCACCGCGACAAGTACCGACGCATCCCGGCCCGTCTGAACGACGCTCAACACAATCGGGGAAACGCGTACCCACTCGGCCGAGAACTCCGTCCCAAGCCGTCGCCACAGCTTCGCGACGCTAGAGGCTGTCGTCCCCGCTATCGTCTGCTGCTTCCGGTACTGATCCGCCGACGCTTGAGGAATCATCGAGTCCCCTCATCGCCGCCACGATCTGCGGGTCATTCAGTTCTGCCTCACGCATCTTCAAGATGCGGCGAATGTCAGCCGGCGAATGCCCCGACTGCTCGAGCAGATACTCGAACGGGTAACCCATCTGACGCTTCTTCACGAGCGCGTCCGCGAGCTGCGCTTCCGACCGGATCTCCCGCGACTGCCACACGATCTGTGCCAGGCGTGACTGCTCCGCCAGCTTCTTGTCACCCTCCACCAGAGCGACGAGACGCAGCAGTTCCCGCAACTGCGGGTCCGTGAACGTAATGAACTCGTCAGACTTGTTGACAAGGCCGATCTCGGAAGCCTTCAGACCCTCAGCGTTCACATTCGACATGCCCGTCTTCGTCACCAAGTACGTCGGCGGAGTCTGCGTCTGAGCGAAAATATGCCCAACAGCAATCTCGATCGTGTCCGTGAAGATGTCGAGAGAAGCAGCCTTCCAGGAGTCGATCTTCGCGTTGTCGCCCGTGATGCTGATGAGACGCTTCTCGCGAAGATCCTTCATCTCCACCGGACGCTTACCGACGACATTCCCATCCGAATCGAGGATCGGGATCATCGGGGGTTCGGCAGCGAGCATCACACGCGCATCCATCGACGCATAGTCGGCGGCGAGCATCAGATACGCCCACATCAGGTTCACGAAATCCTGCATGGGCATGACACCCTGAATCTCGGAACGCGGGTCACCCTTCAACGTCGGACGGTTCGCGATCTCCACCACCGGAACGACACCCAGCGGGTTCGGGATGATCCACTTCTCACCCTCGGACTCGCGAGGAACCCACCCACCATCCTCGGCACGCCCGGTACGAGACTGCACCGCCTGAGACTGCCTGTCCTGCTTGGGGTTCGGACGCTTCCGCTGCCACTTGAACAGCTCTGCCGGCGTGTAGAGGGTCGCGTACTCGAGGTCTTCGTCAACCCACGTCTTCAACGCCGCGGAACGCAGACGCGGGTTCTCCCAGTCGTACTCAATCTCGACATTCGACGGGTGCTCGAACGTCACCAGCGGCTTCCCCGAAGAGTCAGCCCACACAATCGCGAACGTCCGCTTAGCCGTCAGCGACGCAACCACACCCTGCGAGAACTGCGAATCAAACTCGTTCATCTGCAACGAGTCCCACAGCTTCGACGCAGCCCGCTTCGGAAGGTTCGCAACCCCAATCGGCTTCAACCGCTGGGCTTCCGCGTTGACGACCGTCGCACACCAGTTGTCCGAGAACCCGGCGTACCGTGCCGCGTTCTGCTTCCGCCACTCAGCAGTCGCGAACGAAAGGGGGTGCTCGCCGTTGTAATACGACTCCGCCTTGTCAATGTCCGAACGACGGTTGTTGAGACGGGTGTAGATCCGCTGGGTAAGTTTCCGGGCGTCATCCGCGTTCATGCGCCCTCCAAGGGGGTCAGTAGTAGATGAAGTTGTCGGATGACGTCAGAGCGCCGTCCGCGATCGCGTCCATGCGTGCCTCATGCGCGAGGACCGACGTCATCGCGAGGTCGATCTTCTGCGGGTCGGTCGGTTTGCCGATGAAGTACCGGTTGATGCCCGTCGCCGGGTCCACCCCACGAGCTCGGAGGATCGCGTTACGCAGGTGTGCCTCAACGTCCACGTCCCCGTCGTGCCGGAAGTCGGACTCGGTGTTGTAGACGTCGGTGCGGAACCGCTCGAGGGCCGCGTGCATCGGGTTCAGCCGGTTGGTCGCCCACTTGATGAACACCTTGTCGCCGTGCTCCGCCGCAAGTGTGTCTGCCTCTGACTCCCAGAACGCAGGGTCCAGGTAAGCGCGGACGATCTCGAACTCGGATGCGAGCTCCGACCATGCGGCCATGACCTCAGCGCGCGGGATACGACCATCCCAGTCCTGCGGGCGCCAATGGGTGCGGCGCCGAGCATCCCCATACGTCGGGGTGAACTGGTAGCCGTCGAGCGTCTCAAGCCGGATTCCGGTGTGGTCGTCGTTGTTCGACCCATCGAACCCCGCACACACCTTCGTTCGCGGTGTGACCGTGATGGGCTCAACCTTCCGGTCAGCCCACTTCGTCATCTCAAACCACGAACCCGAACCAGCAACAATCCGGTTCCCGAAGAACCGCTCAGCCTCAGCCGGATTCGCCTCCGCAAGCGCCGAAGCCTCAGCCTCAATCGACCGCTGATCCACCCACGGCGAACCGCCATAGTTGAACGCGAAAATCAGCGCCCGATCCTTCTTCAAATCCCACCGAAGATTCGCCGGCGGCGGGAAATAATGCTTGAGAACGTCCCTACGCTTCGACTCATGCGTATCCTGCGCCTGAGAAGCCTCAGCAGGGTCATACGGGTTCGTCGTCTCCGACACCCGACCACCCATACCCGCAGCACCACGCCGCAAAGTACGCATGAACTTCTTCATCTTGTTCGAATCAGTCCACAGACCCGTCTCATCACACTTCCCCGCCGAAATACGGGCACCAAGCTTGCCGTCAGCCTTCGACGTCACAATCTCAACCCGCGAATCACGGTTCCCGTTCGGATGACGAATGAACGCCTCACCCGTACGGATCATGTTCGACAACGGACCCGAATCGATCATCGGGATAAGCGCACCCCAGGTGTTCTCAACCTGATCCTCGACAACAGCCGCAAGCTGAATACGCGGGGTAGGCCAGTGACGCCCCTTCGGCTCACCAACCTCGTAGAAGTACACGCCCCCACACGGGCACCCATGATCCGCGCACGCGTAATAGTCGCCCTCAGCCGCCCAACCATCGAACAGCGCCGGCCCCACAAACTCGAGGCACGTCTCCGCAGCAACACCCGGCGACTTACCAACCTTCTGAGCAGCCATCCACTGCCCCGTGCGATACCGGAACGCGACGTTACGCTCACCAGGCTTCGCAGTCGGCCGCACCTCATACCAATTCGCCAACCACACCCGGTGGTCAAGCGTGGGCTGGAACGGGTCACCAGCAGTGTCACCCTCCGGGACAACACAGTGGTTCTCAATCCACCACATGCCCAGGTAGCCAAGGGAACGTGTACGAGGCGGGATCTTGTAGTCAGGCCCCTTCAACGGAGACAGCCTTCAGCCAGTCACCGGAGGAAGTCTTACGAGCAGCCGGCGCAGCCACAGCCGGCGCAGCAGCGGTGCCGTCAGAGATCCGCCAGCCGTTAGCACGCATGCCAGCAATCGACAGCCCCAGCTCGGTTTCCATACGCAGTACAGCAGTCTTCAGCCCTGACACCGCATCGGCCTTGACGGACTCGAGGAACGCACGCACATAGGCGGCAACCTGATACTTCAGCCCGAGCGACGCCCACGCAGCAGCCTGCGGCTTCGCCCACAGGTCAGCCCACAGGTCGTGCTCGGCATCCCAGACAGATTCGGTCTCACCATCGTCCTTCTCGGTGACCTTCTTGCCGTCCTCGAAGAACGTGTTGAACTGGATCGCGCGAGGCAACGGAAAGTCGGGAACCTCCCCGGCGTAACCGCCAGACGGAAGGTCAATCCACTCACGGTCCATCGACCGATACGAGTTCGGATCAGGTGCAGGGCCACTACGGGCACGGGCTCCACCAGAAGGCATGACATCACATCCTCAGCATCACGCTGCGCGGCATCACGCCACATCGGAACAGTCGAACAAAAGTGCGGGCAAGAACGTTTTGAACCCGTCTGACGTTTTTTTCACCTCCCCGGCGGTACTTTGCCGGGTTGCGATGAAGGGTCTCCCCCCACCCCTTGCGAGCGTGAGTCGAACATCTGTTCAGGTGTGCCATCCACCTGGCTGATGCTGTGCCGTCTCACTGTCATGGTGTGGTTTACACAAGCCGCGTCCATGTGTTGGGTCGTTGGGGTTCATGCCACGCTCGAGTAGTTCTTTGCGTGACAAGGGGTAGTGGTCAGCAACAGTGGAGAAGTTGATGCACCCGGGGATGACGCAGATGGGGTCTCGTGTGAGTACCGCAGCCCTGAAAGCTTGGTGTCCACGGGTGTTGTAACCCCTGTCCCGTGCCGTACCCCTTGCCCTGTCTGCTGCACGCCTGTGCTGTGCGCAACGTGACCCCTCAGTAGTGGGGTAGACCGTTGGGCATCCAGGTTGTGAGCACACGCGCATGGTGTACCTCGATGTCGAAGGGAATTGTGTGGACCGTGGGGAATCGAACCCCGTTATCCGACACTGGCCTCACGGTCGCTTAGTACCGTGTGGTGTGTCGGGCGTTCCCAGTGCGGCCCGTGGTGTGGTTTGCGTCGTCACCGCGACGAGATAGACGAGAACCCCCTCAGATCAATCGTCATCTTCTGGTGTGGTTGTAGAGAACCTGTCCTCCGTCAAAGCCACATCCAGCAGGCCGCGTTTCGTCACCCACGACAGTTCAGGGGATGACAGCACACCGACGGTGGATTGTCCGTCTTGCTCGAGCTCGGGGCTTCTGCGGTGTGAGATGAGGACCCAGGCGTCCACGTAGGACTCGGGTTCCACTTCGGCGTAGTAGGTGCGTACAGCGGCACAGAGGGCGTCGTAGGCGGTCATCTGGCGTAGTCCCACCAGAGTTTGCCGCCCTCACCTTCGCACTTGTGCGGGCCGGCATGACCCGCAGGCAGGTAGCAGTCCACGGAGTCATAATCGAGGACCAACGTCATGGTGCAGGTGTCTGTCACTTTGAGCCCTCACCCTCACATTGCGAGACTTCAGCCTGCTCACTCACGAGACGGCCGATCCGCGAGTCGATGTACTCAGCCCGCAGATCCCCGCACTCGTCCGTGTCACACCGGCACATCAGTCAGCCACCGGATACAGGTCCACGTACTGGCCGTGGTGTGGGAGCCACTGCCAACGACGAAACAGCCCGTTGCGTCGGACCAGCCAGTACTGTCCGTCATGCGACACGGCTTTCCGGCGCCCATCCCACGTGACAGTTCCGTCAGGCCACGACTCGACACACAAGATGCGGTCGTTCATGCTTCCTCCTCGAGGAGGAACCGGAAGTCCCAGATGCGGGTAGCGACCTTGACGAGCTTCGCTTCACCGGCCCGGTAGTCGTGGGCACACCAGAGCATGTCGGTCCCGTAGACGCGGGTGACGACATACGCTTGCGCGGCACATTTGTCGCACCGGTCCTGTGCGGTGACACGCCGCCATTCGAGTTCGTCGTCCATGGCGACACCGCCGTTCGCGGTAGAAGGTAACTTGCGTGGGCATACACAGTCGGTATACCCACGCAAGTCAGTGAGATTGGTGAGCGTGGGCGCGTATTAGAGTTAGCGGCTTTCACGCTTTGTCTAATACGGCGCCCACGCTCGGGAAGTTTCCGATCCGCCGCCGCTCGTCTCCGCAGTGCACTTATCAGGCTCGTTCGCCC